AAAACTATACAAAAACAAAATATAGGAAATGCTGGGGAATATTATATTGCGGCAAGGTTATCCGCAATGGATTTTACGACCACGATAACACTCGGTAGGGCTGAAAAATATGACATCCTTGCGCTTAGCTCGCTGGGAAAGTTATTCAAAATATCCGTGAAAACAAAATACCGCGAAAATATTACAGACTTCCCCCTATCGGTAAAAGATGAAAGTGGGCAGACTAATGATTTTTATTATGCCTTTGTGAAGTTGAATGAGTTTAATAAGGAACCTGACTTTTGGATTATCCCAAGCAAAATAGTTTGTCCTCTAATTAAAAACGCCCACGTCAAATGGAAGAAAACTCCGGGGAAAAATAATAAGGAACACGGGGTATCAAATGTGAGGATACTGCCTATCGAGCTACGAGGCAGCCAAAAGATATATTATCCAAAAAGCTGGGAGCAGGAGGTAAAAAAGTACAATAAGAATTTAGATCAATTATCGTGAATAAAGATTTTTGCACAGCAATATAATATTCCCCAGCATTTCCTATATTTTGTTTTTGTATAGTTTTATTGGTAGTCATATTGAGGCGATCCATAATCTATTTATATTATAGCTTGCCTGTCAGATTTAGTCATGCCGACCGCTTGGCAGTGTACGTCAGGAGTGATAATATATAAAGTCAGAAAGTGCGTAATAGCAAATATGTTTAAAGAAATTTTTCCCCCAATTGAAACAGCTTTAGAACTGGAGCCGGAGGAACTGGCCCCTTTCGTTTTAAAGCACCTTAAGCAGATGGGCGGAGGTCTTAGTAAGCACAATTATACGCTGGGTACGGATACTGAAACGGTTGAGTATGCCGGTGGGAATCTTGAAGAATTTAAGGAGCGTCTTATGGAGGCTTGGGTTTGGCTGGAGCGAGAAATGTTTATTGCGCCTAAACCGGGACAAATAGATTGGAGTTTCATCACCCGGCGAGGAGAGCAAGTTCTGGAAGAGGAAAATTTTACGGCATACGCTAAGGAATCTTTGTTGGACTCCAAAACTCTTGATCCTATCCTTGCCAGAAAAGTGAAGCCGCTCTTTGTCCGAGGAGATTACGACATAGCGATTTTCCAAGCCCTCAAGATTGTTGAAGTTCGTGTGAGGAAAGCAGGAGGATACCCCAAGAGCGACATTGGCGTGAATCTAATGAGAAAGGCCTTCCATCCAAAAACAGGGAAACTCACGAATAAAGAAGCTGAAGAAGGAGAGAAAGAGGCTATGATGCATTTGTTTTCTGCCGCAATCGGATTGTTTAAGAATCCTACGAGCCATCGGGATGTGGACGGAATTATTCCAGAGTTTACGGCAGATGCGATCCGGTTCGCAAACTTACTGTTAAGGATGGTGGGCGACAAAAGCGAAAGCTAAGGAATAAACAGCGAATATGGACAACCTAGTCTTAATAATTCTTACCTCATCTCTTACCTCATCTCTAGTCACTGTATTAATAACTAGACTTTTTGATCTCCTTGCGGAAAGAAAGAGAGAGAAAGACGAATATTATAGAGAATTTTACGGACCCCTGAAAATGTATTTGATTATTATAGATGAAACACGAAGGCACAAGAATAAAATAGTCGAGGCGACAAGTAAACGTATTATAGAAAAGAGTGAATTGCCAGATGTCCAAAAAACTTCGAATGCTGGGGGGAAATTAACAAGACCGCTACTCAGTAAAATTTGGCAATACGTTGATCGTATATACCATCTAATTGAAAGTAATCCGGACAAAATTAAGCCCGAGCATTTACCTATGTTTCGACAGTTTATTCATGCGTACATTACTAGACAAACTGTGGGAACTGAGCGTCCTTCTAGTCAGGAGGCCGTACAGCAGATTCTCAGCCCAGAAGATGTTAATGTTGCTGAAGACGAAATAATAGAAGTATTAGAAACTTTAAAAAAAGAGTTTATTAAAGACATGGAAAACACTTGATGAGTGTAGTCAAAACTCCCCTTAAATAACTTCTATTTCCGTGGGAAAGCTAAGCTATCCTTGCGCGATCAACTTCCTCTCCTTCAAATACCTCCTCACCGCATACCACACAGAGTTTATTATCGGGACCAGAATCACCCACCTTGCATCATTCTGAAGCCATACAAGGATTATCGGCAGAATCCCCGAAACCCCGGAATAGAAAAATACGATAATCAAATGTTTTAATGCTTCTCTTGCTGGTGTGCTCATAATTGTTTTGCTAATTGTAATGCCTCTTCTAATTTTTTAATAAGTTCGACCTTAACGCCTTTAACTAAATTAGCGGCCCAGTCATCTGCTAGATTAGTCCCGTAGCAGCTTGTGGGCTTAAAATATCTATGCGGCACAACTTTTTCTGCCGCTATTTTATATTTCAACGCCAGCGAGGTAATCAGCTTTGCAAGCGATTTCACCTGCGACTCGCTCGGCATTTCCCTATTGAAATGTCCTGCAAGGCAGATACCTATACTGCGATAATTCATTCTCTGCTCTTTTGTGTGAGCTCCGGCGTCCGTATCAGCCCGGCCCTGTGTCACCTTGCCGTCCGCTTCGATAAAATATTGATAGCCAATGTAATGGCCTAAAGAACTTCTAAAATTCCATTTTCTCTTGTGGTAACTATCAACACCTCTGAAAGTGGTCGTATCGCGCGATGTACCCGTGTGGTGAACTATTATGTATTCTGGGTTGTTTTTAGCCATGATTATTTCCAAAATTTTAGCAATGCGTTTATCAGCGCAGCGAAAACAATTGAGGCAAAAAATGCCAGCATTGCAGTTATGGCGCCTATTTTTCCGATAAAAACTTCGTGAGCCTGAACTTTCTTTTGTATATCGGCGACCTTGCTGTTTTGCTTATCGATCTTTCGATCCAACACTTCAAGCCATTTCTTAATGGCTCCCAACTCTGACCATAATTTATGTTCCTGTTGATCGTTCATATAAGCCTGGCTCCTTTGGCCAATTTATAAACTAAATCTTTTATTTCAGCAGAAGTTAAGTCTGAGCCCTTTTTTTTGGCTTTAAATTTCTTTTTGCTCTCGGCTTCCTCTTTGGTATCCACCCATTCGTATGCGCCGGATTGTAGTCTTATTTTTCTCGGCATATTATTCGTTGGCTACAACGCCCAAACGTTTTGCGCGCGGACGTTTTGCTGAATCGTTGCGTGTAATGTCGATTTTTATTTTCAAGTCCTCCTCGGGCGGTACGGCCGTCAATAAATATTCGTCCTCCACTTCGTTATTCACAAAATCAACAATTGACTGTTGGTGTATAGGCGTTTGAAATGATTTAGCGGCCCCCGAGTTGACTATTGAGATTGAAGGCAGGATGTCTACCCGCTCTACAAAATCTGATGTCGTGAAAGCGTTTGCAGTTGCCGAGAATGCGAGGGTTGTTACTCCCGCTCCGAACGTAGGCACGGCCGTCAGCGTTTTGCGTTCCCGGATCAAATTCTTGTCAGTTGAAATATCGATGGTGTCGCCGTTTGCAAATTCGCTTGTCTTGTCTCCTGTTATTGTAAGTGTTGTCGCTCCGATCGATATTCCTGCCGCTAGATTGAATTGGGAAGGAAAATTCCGGGTGATCCACAGATGGATGGTTTCTTTTGCGTTTTGGAATGCCGTTACGATGCTTTCGTATGCTCCTGCCAAGTCAAGCGTTTCTCCGAATAGGCCATTCAGGCCTCCGTTGTCATTGAATGTCGGGTTGGTTGTGCCAGTTCGAGCGTCAAAGTCACTGTTCGTGGCTATGCGCCCATCTGCACCCACGCCACCCCCACACGTCCCTGCGCCACAACCTGCCGCACCGCCTTTTACAGAAGTTGCCTTTGTTGTATCAAGGGTAATGTTTTCTCCCAAGAATAGAATGCTACCGCCCGCACCGCCGCCACCAGTTCCCCTTGATGTGCCTGTCGCTAATTTTACTTCTACGCTTGTGTTGCCGTCGGCGAGGATAGTCCCTCCGCTTATTACAATCGTGCTCGCAATGATTATCACAATTCCGCCGCCATTTGCACCATCGCCTATGTCCCCGCCTATTCCCGCACTTGCACCGCCGCCACCCGCACCCAAAAAGATCAATGTTAGGGCCGTATTTCCAACCGCACTACCCCCATCCCCATGCGTCCCCGCTCCTTCTACCCCATCGGCTCCTGCGACAGAATGCCCGGCACCCCCGCCACCCGCGCCTATGCTTCCGTTTGATATTCCCCCGCCACCCCCTGCGCCATTTGCGGATGTTGATTGAGCTCCTACGCCCACTTCACTGTCACCCTGAAATGCTTGTTGGTCTGAGGAGGGAGCACGCAAGCCCTTTGCAAATCCACTTCCCTTCATATCAATTTTACCGCCTGTGTTTATGGTTACGGTTCCTGTTGCAAGAAAAACTATGATTCCACCCGTTGTGCCGTCCCAATTGGGTTCGTCTACGTTTGCACCCGAATTGAGGGTTATGTCTGTATTGTTATCGGGTTGGTAAACCTGTCCGCCGCTTGCCGCATAAGTGTTTGATAAATTTTCCTCCATTGTCAGGGTGTTGCTCGCTATGCTTGCAATTTTTCTGAACTCGAAATTGCCCGCACCTGTGCCCTGCGTCTGATGGATAAGAACAATTTTACCTACTGTGAACGAACCACCGGCGGCAACAATCACATCTTTTTGTCCCGAGGCCGCCCCCGAAGTTATTTCCTCGTTGGGATTGTTCAATGTAACTGTTGAGGAAATTGTTGATGCGCCGTCCGCTCCGTCGCCAAATGCCTCAAGAGGAAATTGTAGTCGGCGGTTTGAAGCATCAACCTCAATACCCGAGATCGTATCTACCTTCGTAGAATCACTGAAACCATCAAAAAACATTCCGTTTACAGGAGTTACTTTATCTCCAAAAAAGTTTTCCAAAAATAATTCAAAAAGGTTGACCTCGTTTTGAACAACAGCTTTGACTATATCGTTGACATCTTCGGCAGGAAGCGGATCGCCTGCTTGAAATGTAGATTTGAGGGCCATGTTAAGTAATGGTTATCGTATAATCTATGGTCAATGTTTCGCTTGCGGATTTAGTTACATCAATGGCCACCCGTGAAAATAAAACACCGCTATTGGGGGTGACGGTTCCATTTATATGCAAACCTGCCTCCTTGAAAGTTCCCGTTACTTCAACTGCCGTATAGAAGGCTGTAACAAATACCTGATTGCTGCTGCTAGTTAGTGAGGCAACAGATTTTCTGAAAACTTCTGTCTCTAGGGTTGTATCTCCATTTGCGGGGGCAGTTAGGCCTGTTCCCAGCGATGTAAAGTTGATTTCAACTTCTCCGATTGCGGACAGGGCGGCTTCAAGAGCTTTTGCGATCTGGGCGCGGCCGACTGTCGGGATCAGATTGTCATATTCCTGCACTCTTTTTATTTCGCCCGTTTCTGCATCGCGAATTGTGAATCTCCAATGCCCCTTTATTCCCGCATTGTCTTGTTTCTCTATTTTTATTGGTTTTATTTTTTTCATGATAATACGCCCCCGTCTAATGCTAGCTCCCGCTTAAATCCTGTTGGAACAGGAAAGGGGGCAAGAACAAAGACAGTAGGAAAATTAAGCGCTTGAACTGCCACGGCTTCACCCATAACTGCACTTTCGGTTTGCGGATTATGAGCGGTTAAAACAACCGGCGCGGCTTCAGTCAGAGTTATCGTTTCCAATGCCGCTTCAATTTTGTCCAGAACCTCATCGGGATTTATCTCGATCTCCTTGTCCTTCTTAATCAATAAGTCCTGCAAAAACTCAACCATCCCAAATGTTCGCTGCGTCATCAAGGTTACCTCGTGTATTAAGTCTGTGGGGCTCTCCAGTTTCGTCCGTATTCTGCTTATGTGGAATATTTCGTCCAAGCCACGGATCGTGCTTTTAACCTTTATCTGTTGGCCTACGCGCAGGCCGCTCTTTCGAGTCCTGAAGCCCCCCTCGTTTATCTTGTTTGCCCAAGCTATGATTTCCGCTTTTGCCCTTTCTCTCGCGCCCTCTTTGCTGTCAATTGATTTATCAATAATCTTGTGCTCAAATATGCCGAACTCCGAAACCGAGACATTGTCTTTGAGCTTTATAATTACAGGGATTTGCGGCAATCCTCCTACCAAAACTATATCTCCCGTTAGTAGCGGAGAGGGAAACTTGATGGCTTTTTCTTGAAAATTATAAAGTACATCAACGGTTGTCGGATCGGTTATGTTGTCAATGCCGATAGTTTTTGAAACGCCATTTACTTTTATTCTTACGGTCTTGTACTTGAAGCCCTGCGTAAAAACTTTTGTATCTCCATCCGCTTCCTGCTCTTCCTCAAAATCACTTCCGCTAAAAGTGCCGCCCCGGACAAAAATTACATTGCGCAGATTCTTTACATCCCGGTTTATTACAAGCGAATTGAAGATATAATTTCCGTCATCATCATTAAGCTCGAATGGCGCGGTTAAGGTGTTTTTAGTAAAGAACTTTATATCCTTGTCCGGATCAACAAACCAATCCGCTCCAGTAAGCTCCGCTAGCTGCTGGAAGACTTTGCTCGGCTGCTCGAAGTTAAAGGCAACGAAATCAACAAGATTGGTAACGTTTACTCCTGTTGTCGTGAACCCGGCAGGCAGAAAGTCATTTTTTATTTCTTCGATTATTGCGTCTATTGTTGTATCCTCAAAAACTCTCTGAACCAATACGCTGTCCATTTCATGCGCGTGATCTTTGCAGGTAATCTTTATCTGTTCTAATCTTCCCTCGATAACTTCGCTGCTCTCCACAATTTTTCCGCCAAAAACTTTTTCTGCATCCTCAAAAATTTCAATGTCGTCAAGCAGGTCTGGTTTGAAAATCTTTGAGCCGAATCTTTTTATAACGAAATCTACAGTATCGATCTGGTGTGTAAGCGCCTGACTGAATACAAATGTTCTCCAGTCAATTAAAGAAGTTCTGTCTGTTCCGTTGATTTTTATAGTTACCGCCATAAACCATATTCAATTTATTAAAATATCCTCATATTCAATCCTAGCCTTCTCAAGATTGCGTCTCCTACCTGTTTTCCAAGCCTTTCTGCATCATCAGAGAATACTGCCCCGTTTATATTTACCGTTATGGCATTACCCCCTCCCAATCCAGCAAACCTTCTCAAGGGAATAACTGCTTCGGGCCCGCGCTCGGCAATTCGAGCAACTGTGGGCCTCGTTACCACGCCTCCCTCCTGCAGCCCAACAAACCCGCGTACCGCTCCAACCGCACCGGAAATCCCTCCCCCTATGCTACGGGGAATCGCCGTAATCCGGCTGATGACGTCCTGTATCTTTGAAATTATGCTGTCTAGCGTGCCAAACGCGGTATCGCGTATGCTCTGCATTATGTTCGCAAAGAAATCTCTTATGGAGGTGAAAACTTCTGTGAATTTGGCTTTTATCGCATCGAAGGCAATATCGAATCCCACTTTAATTGCGTTCCAAGATGCGACCACTTGATCCTTAAATGTAATAATTTGGAAGAAAAACTCTGATAATACTGCGATCGCCACCCGAATGACGGCGGCAAGCCCGACAGCAACCAACGTAATCTTTATGATTGCCGCAGCGAGTGGCACTAAGACCGCAACAATTCCTATTGCAATGACCGCCAATAGCGCGCCGATTATAACCTTCAGCGTATCGGTATCACCTGTTAAAAATTTAATTGCAGGCAGTAATGTTCCCTCAAAGAAAGTAGCGAGGTCTTTAAATATTTCAAATATTGCTTTGATTATTCCTGTTTCGCGAAGAATATTGAGGAAACCAATAAACGCTTCGGCAACAGCTTTTGTTGTGGCGACTAAAAAATTGAAGGTAGCAACCACAATTGTCCCTATTCTGTCAGCTAGTAACTGCAACTCGGGGCGTAATTCGTTTTGTGATGTTATTGCCCATGCCCTAAACGCCCTTATGCCGTCTAGCGCGCCTCTTACAACAGGGAAAAATCCCGCAGATAACAATGACCCTAATACGAATTTAACGTCTTCAGACGCGTCCCGGACCGAATTTGTTACCTTCTGAACTGTGGTCATGGCAGCGCTGTATGCGCCTGCAAATTTATCGCCTTCTATGAATATCGCATTTAATAATCCTTGCTGGCGCTCTATTGTTGTCAGCTCGGCTACATTTTTGCCCAGCGTCTCGGCTAGATTTCTGTACGTCTCGCGCAAAGAAATATTAAGTCCTACTTGTTTGAGAATCCCGGGGTTTAATGTCTGAAAGCTCTCCAAAATCAAGCGGTTTACGTCTGCCGAAGTCCTGCCCACTGTTGCGCCCACGTCTCGGGCAACGGCGATCAGTTTTAGTGCATCAACTTCATCAAGCCCCGCAAGCACGATTCCTCGCGTTACTTCAGTTGCTTCGCGAATGGACTTGTTCTCTTCGCGAATCGCGAAGATAATTCTGCGTATTTCTTCTTCAGTCTTCCCCGTATTTTTCGCAAGAACGGGAAGTGTAGCCGCGATCCTTTCTACTGATAGCGCCGTATCAATAGAACTCTTGATGAAGCCGGTTGTTGCCCTGGTTATTGACGACAGCGCGCTTTGAGCAAGATTTGCCGCAAGCACCCCAGCAGAAATCGAAGCAGTAAATCCTAAAAACGATTGCTTGGCATTTTCTGTTCTGTCGGCGAGCTCTTGCTGGTCTTTTCCTAATCTGTTTAATTGATTGCTTAAATTCTCAAGCTGCCTTTTAGCTTGATTTTGAGCCTCAATTATGACTTCTAATTTAGCTTGTGCCATGCTTGCGCTTTAATTTTTTGGCTTCTCTTTCAGCATGGCGCGCCTCCATGCTGTTTCGTATTTTTGCCGTAGAAATGAACCAATGCGGCGCGTTCAAATAATCCTCGTATGTCCAGCTGAACTGTCTGCATATTTCAACAGCTTCGATCTCATCGTTTAATTGCGCTGATAGTCCCGCAAAAAGACGCTCATACTGGGTTTCAATCTCGTTTAGTTTTTTTTTGACAGTCCTGCCATTTCGTTTATCTCTTCAATGAGATAAGTGTAATCTTGAGCAGGCATATCAAGGATTTTTTCCAAAATTCCCTCCCCTACCCCATCAACAGAAACAACAGCTAACTCAATTGTTTTGTTTTCAGCTTCCTCTGCGATTTTAGGATCGATGTCGGTAATCGTCTGGCCATCCAGGCCTATTTTTCCGACTTTTAGATAAATCTCTTTCAGGGCGCGCATATCCCTTCCGGTGATATACTCTTTAATCACCACTTTATGATTGCCAATAGGCGTTGTTAATTCT